GCGAAGTAGACATCCCCAGAACGAGAACATGATCATTGAGGTAAACGCATGATCCGGCATCCCTGCTGGTACCTTAAACTCTCGTAAGACCCCTCCAGAATTGATTGCGCCTGTTTGAGTTATCGAGACAGTAGGTGCGTATACCAGAGGGTTGAACACACCTGGATGATCCATACCAGTGTAGCCATTGATGGACATTCCGATGTTGGGTAGTGGAACAAGCTGAGTGTCTCCTAAACGTATCTTCAAGTACAACTGATTGGATGTGCCCAGTGCGGGGTACCTTAATGCTCCTATCCCGTAGACAAAGAATTCTTGGAACATGATAGGGAAATCAATTGTCGATGCCGAAATGTACCCACAATGATCAGAAGTCACCTCACAATGGGAACCAAGATTGAGGATAGACAAGCCAAATGATCCTCTCTCCTTAACTGCTCCTGCATACCTATGTATGGTAGATCCCCCCGTCACTCGGCTTAAGAGGGGAGAGAGAGAGTCAAGATCTACATCAGCACGAGTCCTTGCTAAGTCATTCAAAAGCTGATCAAACAATCTGTCGCTAGAGCATTGGGACATGACTCGGTGGAAAACTGACACAGCACGTGACCCCTTATCTTTCGAGGTGATTTTATACCCTTGATCTGCTCTTTTTTCTTCTGTGCGGGCTCCTAAATAAGGGTAATGAGACCCTCTTGTGTTGTTCCTATTTGCTCCTTGATAGCAAATCACTCTCACACCCGGACCATTGAGGGGTACTGGACTGATCGTAATTTCAAAGTCTAGCGGTGTGTATGCTGTAACTCCAACAGGAGCTGGAATACCTGCTCTGGTCCAATTCTTTCTTAGTTTTGTTGCCCACTCATATCCTGAAAGATTTTCTGAGGGAGAATCTGCGGTTAGATGGAGGAAACATTGGAAAAAGAACATCACTTCATTCTTGTCAGCAGCTATGAATTTCTCAACAGTCCCTGAACCTCCACCACGTCTCACCGTAGCTTGAATCGATCGTGTCGTCAAGAAGCAACTTTGAATGGTCTCCACCACACCCACAATACTACTATCTAAGAGATCCCGAATGACTACTGGATTGAACGGTCTAATCTTGATCAGGTTAGCAACCAATTGATCTACATAGCCGTCAGTCACTGTTGAGAGCACTTCCAGAAGGTCGTAGTTCCTAACATGAGGAGTCAATGCCGATAAAGTCTCCTGCTCTATTGACTTGGTTGGTGACACCGGCTTCAACACGGGGAGTGAGTACGGGTCACTAATTAGATCCATTGCTTTTGGTTCTGGATCCATCCACATCCCGACCTCCAATGCTCTGAGAATCCCCTTAGACGGATGGAGCCCTTGTGTCCTACGAGCAGTTTGTGCAATCCATGCGCATGACTTTGACAGGGGGTCTGCACTTCCTCGATAGAAGAAATCGCAATAAGAACTAACAGGAGGCCCTCCTAACACAGACGGCCAATGAACTATCATCCGACTGAACTCTAGAAGCTCTGAAGTTGAGAACTCGACATGAGGGTAGCGTCCATATTCATCTCCATCTTGCCCGATAGCATGAACCAAAAAAAGATGGGTCTCTCTAACGGCGTGAGCCCAACATACAGTTGGATGATCATTATTGGAAGCCGCCGCTAATGCAGATGCCCAGATCCCGCCTAGACGACCAGAAAAACTTGGAAAATCATCGCTTGTCCTTGCAAAGATTCGAGACGCATACTTCATCATTAAGTGAACTTCAGCACCGTTGAGGTAGATGACCTTCGAATATGTCACCATGTTGGTTGACTCAATTGCTTCCTCCGGTTTTGCGATTTGACCCATGCGCAACGAGGTCGACTCGATTCTCTGGTTGATTTCAGTACGCATCTGGACTAGTTGATCTCGCAACTCCATAGAAAAGTCTCGCTGACACTCCACAGACATCACTTGATTGTCTCCTTGACCATAGTGAATATAAGATATCTGCATAGGAAGAACCGCCAAATCAATCATGGCATACGTGGCGAGAGACCATAATTTTTGAGCGATACCTTCAATCCCACCTAGGTGATCATACCACAACAGGCTTGATTCTGGAGCCGGTTCTAGCTCCACTCCAGGAGGACGCTCAGACATTACTCGGATCATCATAATGCTACTCTGGAAGATGAGATGGATCATACTGAATCTATTGGGAGTTTGAAACATGTTGTCTACTTCAATTCCTATCCTTCCACTAGTTCCGTCCCTCCAATTCGAGTTCCACTTCTCATAATCAGTTTCACAGTAATATCTGATGATGCGATCAGTGTCTGATGGTTTCGTCATATCGAGAAACTGTCGTTGAATCGTCACCTGATCATTGACCATGGTCTGAGC